CAAAGAAGTTCACTACGATGCGTGAGGCGAAGGAGTTTACAGAAAAGTTTGAAGATGTAAAGAACTTCACTGTGTATGGCAACACAAACTACATAGCTCAGTTCATCGCCGAAGAATTTCCAGGTGAGATAAAGTTCGACCGCAGCAAGATTCGCATTCACTATCTAGACATTGAAGTCGCGTCTGACCAAGGATTCCCTGAGCCAGATCAAGCGCTGCATCCTGTCATTTCAATCTGTATCAAAGATAGTATTCTTAACTGCTACTATGTGTGGGCACTAGGTGACTATGATGTAGAGCGTTCTATCATGAAGGACGCACAGGTGCGATATACCAAGTGTGTCAGTGAAGAACATCTGTTGAAGCAGTTCGTTCAGTTCTGGTTTGAAGAGCACACATGTCCTGACGCAGTCAGTGGCTGGAATATTCGTACGTTCGACATTCCGTATCTGGTTAATCGCATCACTCGCATACTTGGCGAAGACTATGCGAGTAAGTTGTCGCCGTGGGGATCGGTACAAGAAAAGATGGTGTCGATGCGTAAGAAGATGGTACAGATCTACGACATCATGGGTATCGCGCAGTTGGACTACATGGACTTATTCATGAAGTTCGGTTACTCATTTGGTCCACAAGAATCGTATCGTCTTGATCATATCGCGTATGTAGTTCTCGGCGAGCGTAAGCTGGAATATGATGGTAGTCTACATACTCTATATCAGACAGATCATCAGAAATTCATCGACTATAATATTCGCGACGTAGATCTTGTCGACAAGATGGAAGATAAGATCGCGATGATCACACTAACGATGACTATGGCATACAAAGGTGGAGTGAATTATTCAGACACTATGGGTACTGTTGCTATATGGGATTCGTTAATTCACAGATATCTTCTAGCACAGAACATCGTCATTCCTCCAAATAAAGAGAGTATCAAACTAGACTACGAGGGTGGATATGTAAAAGATCCGCAGTGTGGTGTACACGACTGGGTTTGTTCTTTCGACGTTAACTCACTGTATCCTAACATCATCGTGCAGTGGAACATGAGTCCCGAGACTATTATGAAAGGCCGTATAGAGCCAAACATAAATGTCGAGCGAATGTTGGATGGATATGTGTCGACAAAAGAAAATATGTCGATGGCCGCCACTGGTCAATACTTCGATAATTCGAAACAAGGCTTCATGCCTAAAATCATCGAAGAGATGTACGACGAGCGCACTGTCGTAAAGAAAAAGATGTTGGCATCTAAGCAAGAATTAGAGCGGTGTGATAAGACAAATAAAGCTGAAGTGTATCGAATCGAACGAGACATCGCTCACTATGAGAATCAACAAATGGCGATTAAGATCTTGTTGAACTCACTGTATGGCGCACTTGGTAACAAGTACTTTCGTTACTTTACGATGGAGATCGCCGAAGGTATTACCATCACTGGTCAGACTATCATTAAGTGGGCTGAAAAACATCTCAACGATTTTCTCAATAAGACACTGAAGACTGATAAAGACTACGTCATCGCTATCGACACCGACTCAGTATACGCTGGGTTAGGTCCTTTGGTTGAAGCACTGGTACCAGATGGAAGCACTGAGAAAAAAGTAAACTTCCTCGATAAGGTGTGTGCTAAGATCGAGAAAGATGTGTTGGATATCGCTTTCAAAGAGTTAAAAGAAAATTGTAATGCGTTCAAGCATCGCATCTCGATGAAGCGTGAAAGTATCGCTGACCGTGGTATATGGACTGCGAAGAAACGATACATTCTTAATGTGTGGGACAATGAAGGAGTTCGTTATGCGAAACCAAAACTCAAGATCATGGGCATCGAAGCCATTAAGTCCTCTACACCTGCGCCGTGTAGAGAGGCTATGGAACAACTCTTCCAAATTCTCATTAATGGTACTGAGTCTGAAACTCAACGCTTTATACAAGAGTTTAGGAATACCTTTGATAGTCTACCCGTCGAAGAGAAAGCCTTCCCACGTGGCGTATCTTCGATCAGTGATTACACCGACAAAAAGACTATATACAAGAAGGGCACACCTATAAATTCTAGAGCTGCGATTCTGTACAATCATCTTTTGAAAGAGCATAGCCTTGAGAAGAAATATGAAATCATTAAGGACGGCGAGAAGATCAAGTACATCTATCTTAATCCACGTAATCCACTTAATGAAGATGTAATTGCCTTCATGGAGGTACTGCCACCTGAATTTGGTCTGCACAAATATATAGACAACGACACTCAGTTCGAGAAAGCTTTTCTTGATCCAGCAAAAATTATACTAGATTCAATAGGTTGGAAAGCTGAGGAAGAAGCAACGTTGGAGGATTTCTTTGCATGAAAAATTTATCATATTATATTAGAGCATACGACGAAGTAATGAGTAAAGAAGGTTGCCAGAACTTTATCGATATGTACGAACAAGAAGTGAGCAAGGGTGAGTCGCAGTATCTACGAAAATCAGATCAACAATGGAATGATGATTATCGTAGTTTCACAGAACTCAATATTACTCAGATAGATTCGTTTAAGCCATATCTAGAAGAGTACTATGCACGTTTAAAGAACGTATATGACCATTATAAAGGTGTAGTCGACTTTAAATTTTTCCCATCTAAATTTGCTTTTGAAGATGCTAGACTTAAAAAATACGAAGCTAATGACTATGATCAATTTGGTTGGCATACTGATGTTGGCAACAAAGCATCAGCGTCTAGATTTTTAGTAATGTTCATGTATTTAAATGATGTTGAAGAAGGTGGCACTACTGAATTTGAAGATGAAAATGGTTTGTGTACAATAAGTCCTGTAAGTGGTAGAATATTAGTATTTCCTCCCATGTGGTTATTCCCCCACAGAGGCACTAAACCAGTGAGTGGCCCAAAGTATATACTTTCGACTTATCTTCACTATATCTAAAGGAAACATATGAGTATTCTAGAAAAGATTAAGAAGAATACGACTATCAAAGAGTCGTCTATTCTAGCACAATCAAAGTTCTTTACTAAAAAAGACATGATTCCTACATCGATCCCTGTTATCAATGTAGCATTAAGTGGTCGACTTGATGGTGGTCTTACGCCGGGTCTGACGATGTGGGCGGGTCCTTCGAAACATTTTAAGACAGCTTTCAGCCTGTTGATGGCTAGGTCTTACTTAGATAAATATCCCGAATCTGCACTTCTGTTTTATGATTCTGAATTCGGCACACCACAGTCGTACTTCGACACCTTTGGTATCGACACCAATCGAGTATTGCATACACCCATCACTGATCTCGAACAGTTGAAGTTCGACATCATGCAGCAGATCAATAATCTTGATCGTGGTGATCGGGTCATCATCGTTATTGATTCAATCGGTAACCTAGCTTCAAAGAAAGAAGTTGAAGACGCGCTAGAAGGTAAGTCTGTCGCAGATATGTCTCGCGCTAAGCAGATTAAGTCGCTGTTTCGTATGGTAACTCCTCATCTTACGATCAAAGACATCCCTATGGTTGTAGTGAATCATACCTATAAAGAGATCGGTATGTTTCCAAAAGACATTGTTGGTGGTGGCACTGGTTCATATTACTCAGCAGACAATATCTTTATTTTAGGTCGTCAACAAGAAAAAGAAGGAACCGAGATAGTCGGTTATAACTTCATCATCAACGTAGAAAAATCAAGATATGTTAAAGAAAAATCTAAGATCCCTGTTAGTGTATCTTTTGACGGTGGTATCAGCAAGTGGTCTGGCCTATTGGATATCGCACTCGAATCTGGACATGTTATCAAGCCCAGCAACGGTTGGTATTCGAAAGTAAATACTGAAACTGGCGAAGTCGAAGATAAAAAGTATAGACTTAAAGATACTGACAGTAAAGAATTCTGGATGTCTATCGTTACTTCGAAATCTTTTAATGAATTTGTTTCTAAGAAATATCAGATCGCTCATGGTGACATCATTAAAGATGACGAAATTTTAGAAGATATGGAAAACTATGCAGATGACAACGCAGTTAAGGCCGCATAAAGTTCTTGGTAAAAATGATAGTGAAGGATCACTTCATGCACTATCGTTGACTACTGGTCCATTTTCAGGAATCATATTTTCTTATACTGAAGTAGCATTCGAAGAAGACAAAGATAACGACAAACTTAAAATAAAGTTTGAATATTTTGTTCACGATGTTCCTGCAGACAAAAAGGGATATGATAAGAAGTTATTTGAAAACGAACTCGGAGATTTCCTGGTAGAATTACTCTACTATGGACTAGAACGAGATCACTTAGGATTTATTGATGGCGAACAAGATCGAAAAGACAATCCTTTCCAATCTGATTCACAACGAGGAGTACTGCCGTAAGGTAGTACCATTTATTAAGAGCGAATACTTTATTGAAAAAATTGAACGTGTAGTTTCTGAAGAAATAGTACAGTTCTTTAATCTATACAATAAGCAACCTACGCTGGATATTCTTGCTATCCAGATATCTAAGCGCACTGACGTTCACAAGAATCAATACAAAGAAGTAGAAGATTATCTTAATTCTCTTGATTTCATCACTGAAAGAAATGAGTGGCTTCTAGAAAACACTGAGAAGTTTTGCAAGCAGCGAGCAGTATATAATGCTATTATTGATTCGTTCGAGATCATCGAGGGCAAGAACAAAATAAAGACAGAAGACGCTATTCCATCTATGTTGTCTGATGCTCTAGCAGTATCATTCAATACTAGTGTTGGTCACGACTATCTTGATGACTTTGAATCACGATATAACTTCTATCATCGCGTAGAAGAAAAGATCGCGTTCGATATCGAGCTACTCAACAAGATCACCAAAGGCGGTCTGTCTAGAAAGACTCTCAACGTAGTGCTGGCTGGTACTGGCGTTGGTAAGTCGTTGTTCATGTGCCACTGCGCAGCAGCAGCTCTAATGAATCAACACAACGTTCTTTATATCACTATGGAGATGGCCGAGGAAAGAATCGCTGAGCGTATCGACGCGAATCTTCTCGACCTAAGTATGAACGAACTATCCAATGTTACTAAAGAAATTTATGACAGTCGTATCAGTCGTCTTATTAAGAAGACCAGAGGTAAACTAATCGTTAAGGAATATCCCACTTCTTCTGCACATGCAGGACACTTTAAAGCATTGATCGAGGAACTAAAGATTAAGAGAGACTTCGTCCCTGATCTAGTTATTATCGATTATTTGAATATTTGTTCTTCTGCACGAATCAAGTATGGAGCTGGAGTTAATTCTTACACGTATGTGAAGTCGATCGCCGAGGAACTTCGTGGTCTTGGTGTAGAATATAACGTACCGGTATTGAGCGCAACACAAACTACTCGAGGTGGATATGACAATACCGATGTCGATCTTACTGATACCTCCGAGTCTTTTGGCTTGCCTGCTACTGTTGATCTTATGTTCGCCCTTATTTCCACTGAAGAACTCGAGAATCTTAACCAGATCATGGTTAAACAGCTTAAGAATCGCTACAACGATCCTTCTTATTATAAGCGTTTCGTCATTGGCGTTGACCGCGCTAGGATGAAGTTGTATGATGTAGAAGACTCAGCTCAGAAGAACATCGCAGACTCAGGACAAGACGACTCACCTTCATTTGATAAATCGGCTTTTGGTAAGCGAATGAAGCAAGCCGGTGAAGGATTTACTTTTTAATACTATGTGTGGTATAATACTACATAAAGGAGAATATAATGTCTACAAATTGGGTACAAGATATCGCGGATATGCACCAGAAATACGGTGTAAATCCTGTTGTTAGAAACTTCGATAAAGATAAATTGGAAGCATTTCTAAAATTTCGAATTGACTTTCTTCAAGAAGAACTAGATGAAATGCGCAATGCGGTGGCCAATCGTCAAGCATCAGCTCTTGATACTGCTAACGCGTCAGACGATGTAGTTGATGCTTTAATCGACTTGTGTGTTGTTGCTATTGGAACACTCGATGCATTTGATGTAAATGCTTATGAAGCTTGGGACCGAGTTCATAAAGCCAATATGAATAAAGAAGTTGGTGTTAAAGCATCAAGACCGAATCCTCTAGGTTTACCAGATTTAATTAAACCTGAAGGCTGGGTTGCTCCTACACATAAAGATAACTTAGGATTGGTGACCAAGGCTTTGTCATGATCTCATTGACCGTCTTTAAGTCGATCTTCGACAATAAGACTGATACACGAGTCGACTTCGATTCTTTTGAAAAATTTGAGAAAGCATTGTATCATCTATCAACTCTGCCTGGCTACAAAGCTAAGCGAGGAGAGTTTGTAAAGAATGCTTCGCCTCTTATATCGCCAGCAATATATAAACCGGACACAACTCGAGCCAACGCGAACGTAATGGAGTGGGCAGGGTGGGCTGCTCTAGACGTCGATAATCATAAGTTTGAAGGGGACCTTGAAAGTGAACTGGCTCGTCTTTACAGCGATAGCTATTATATTTGCTATTCAACTGCTAGCTCTAGTCGTGATCATCCGAAGTTTCGGTTGGTCTTCCCACTTACGCGCCCTGTTGAGGGAAACGAAATCAGACACTTTTGGTTTGCCCTTAACACAGAGTACGGTATGGTTGGAGATACCCAAACTAAAGATCTTTCACGCATGTATTACGTCCCAGCGCAATACCCTAATGCTTACAACTTTATCTTTACTCATCGCGCAGATAGTTATCTTGATGTTGATGTTCTATTAGCTAAACATCCATATACTAATAATCCTGAGTCTACTAATTTTCTCGATAGATTTTCTCCAGAAGTACAGAGAGATATTATCGAAAAGAGAAAGCAACAACTTCATCGCAAAGAGATAACATGGAGCTCTTACGCAGACTGTCCGTTCGTCAACCAAAGATTAGTGAGTGAGTACAAGCACATCGCGCATGTAGACGGATCAGGTAGATACGCTATGATCTATAGACTAATGACCTCTATCGCTTGTAATGCTGTTAAGAAAAAGTATCCTATCACAGAGTACGAGATCGTAGATCTAATCAGAGCTCTAGACCGAGAGACATCTAACATCTATGCTAAGAGACCATTGACTACTGAGGCTTCTAGGGCAATAGAATTTGCATATAGAAATGTACAATAATTCTTCTTTATGATATAATTACTGTATATATGAGGAGATTTTCATGAAAGTCAATGTTCCGTCGTCCTACAAGACAAAGAAAGAAAAGCTTGGATATATTGGAGAGTACTTAGTCAAACATATCTTTGGTGGTGTCATGTCAGAGAATAAATTCGACATGAAGAAAGACATCACACTAGATAACGGCACTATGGTAGAAGTAAAGACACAGAATCGTGACAAGTATCGAAATATGTTCACCGTCAACACCATGCATAAGAATCAAGTAGAGAAATGTGTGAATGTTGATAAATTATATTTCGTAGAATACGATCACAGTAATACAATTAGAGTGTGGATGTGTTCCGATAGGACATACACTATCTATGAAACTAACGACGGCCGTCTTATGGCTGGTTGGCCAATTTCGAAAATGACTATGATTGGAATGTTGGATGACGAAGAACTGTCGCGGCAGATGAAGTCCTTCTCGCAGTCGCGTGATTATTCGTTGGATTCACCTTATGCATTTAATAAATTTTGAGGACACTATGACTAATCAATTCACCCGTGCATCTGCGAATGTACTTCTTGAAGCAGCTGAACTTCAAGAACGAAAGGGACGCGACTATCAGAATCCTATGAGTCGCGTTCGTCAGGCTGACTACTATCCTAATGGCGTGTGGTCTATCTTAGACATCATTAACGCCAAGTATCTCCGAATGGTGTCAGTGTTAGAGACTATGGAACAAGGTGGACAACCTAACTTTGAATCTATCGAAGATTCAGCTGTAGATCTCATCAACTATGCTTCATTCGCAGTGTCGTATATGCGAGGCGATATCGACGGACAAGACCCAGAGCGTGATATCTTCAATCGCAAAGGCCAAGAAAATCCCGCCCTTATTCCAGCTAAATTTCGTACAGCACGCTAATGATACACACAACAATTCATGATATTCGAACCGAGTTTGCTATTCTTTATACTAAAGATAAGACTGTAGTCGATAAGACTGGAGTAAAGACGCTTGAAATTATGAATGCATCTTTCATTGCAAGCGATCCACTTATCTTTGGTTCTGTTAATGAAGACTACGTTCGACGCGAACTCGAGTGGTATCTCAGCGAGTCGTTGAATGTAAATGACATCCCAGGTGAAACGCCGCAGATCTGGAAACAGGTCTCTGATAGAGATGGATTCATCAATTCTAATTATGGTTGGTGTATCTTTTCATCAGAAAATAATGATCAGTTCTACCATGCAGTTACTGAATTAGAAAATAATCCAGATTCACGCCGTGCAGTCATGATCTATACTCGCCCTACTATGTGGGGTGACCATAACGAAAACGGACGATCCGACTTCATGTGTACTAATGCAGTACAGTACATGATCAGGGATAATAAAGTTAATGCATTGGTTCAGATGCGAAGCAACGACGTAGTATTCGGTTATCGCAATGATTACGCTTGGCAGTCTTATGTCCTTGATAAAGTGATTGAGACACTTAAAGAACGTGGTAAACCATATGAGCGCGGTAAGATCTTTTGGAATGTTGGTTCACTCCACGTATATGAACGCCATTTTTATCTAGTAAATCACTTTGCAAAGACTCGCGAAACTACTATCACCAAGGAAGAATATGATAAGCGATACGCTGTCGAAGTGGGATGAACGGTACATGGATATTGCCAAGCGTATTGCAGCTTGGAGTAAAGATCCCAGCCGTAAGATTGGTGCTGTCGCTGTAGGATCTAAAGGACAGATTTTATCTCAGGGATATAATGGGTTTCCTCGTGGTATACTTGACAGCACTGAGCGTTATGATAATCGCGAACGTAAATACCAATTAGTAGTTCATGCAGAAATGAACGTCATCTTCAATGCTACATTCAATGGAGTATCGTTGGATGGCGCTTCGTTATATGTGTATGGTCTACCCGTTTGTTCAGAGTGCTCAAAAGGTATCATACAAGTCGGCGTAAAACGAGTAGTTATTCTTACTGATGATGCTGTTCCAGATATCTGGACTAACTCATTTAAGATTACATCAGAGATGCTATCAGAAGCTGGAGTAGAATGGCAATGGGTTCAGACTTAAAGATACTGATAATTGGAATGAATCCAAGTGGTCGAGATCTAAAACATAAAAAAGGTCCAACACTTACTAAACTAGAATCATGGATGGATTCCATTGGAGTCCATCATTTTTCTTTTATGAATACTTTCGACAAGCCAGGTAAAGCAAAAAAAGCTAATGTTGACATAAACAGATTATGTAAAATAACTAAAGAGTATAGTAAAATACTAGCACTAGGTGGCTTTGTTTCTGAAACACTAAATACACTTAATGTTTCGCACTTTAAATTACCTCATCCATCTCCTTTGAATAGATTATTGAACGATAAGCACTATGAAAAGCAAATACTATCTAAATGTAAGGACTATTTAAATGATTGAGCACATTATAATTCCAACTCTTGGTCGTATGGATAAGCAGATCACATACAATAATCTACCCAAGAAATACCAAGACATTACTAAATTTGTAGTTCAAGCTCATGAATTTGAGGAAATGGATAGCCGTTACTTAGGTAAAGTGTTGTGTCTTCCTAAAGAAATCAACCGTATCGCACCTACGCGCGAGTGGATCTTTAATAAGTTCAAGGACTGCGACCATATGGTATTCGACGACGATCTAGACTTCGTCGTTAAAGAACCTAATGAAGGTGGCGAAACTAAGTGGAAGAGCCGTAAGTTTACTGAGCAGGACTTCGACGATGCTTTTAATCTAATGAATGCTTGGATCGACGAAGGTATCGCTTATGGTGGTCTTCTTCCTGCGTGGGTTATTCCCGACGTAAAGCAGTGGCCTGTACGCGAGAATCAGAGGATCATGACCAATGTATTCTACAGCGGTAAGAAGATTCCTCGTGATATCCAATGGAATCGAGTCGTAGCCGCGGAAGACTTCGACGTCAACTTGCAGTTGCTGTCACGAGGATTTAAGAATCGTATCAGTGCTAAGTATATGGTAACGTGTTCTGAAACAAATGCCGCTGGTGGTTGTTCTACTTGGCGCACTCTAGAAGTACATAATGAAGCTCAGCGTAGACTCGCTGAACTCTGGCCAGACTTTATCGCTGTTCGTGAAAAGAAAGTTACGTCGGGTCCTTGGAAAGGACAGATTAAGTTGGCCACAACGATCCAGCACAAGAAAGCTTATGAGTCTTCACAGAAAGAACAATCATTGGAGACTTTCTTTGATTAAGCATGCATCTATAGTTCCATTAATTGGAGGAGAGACTATAGGTCAGATGAATGCTTTTGGATCTCGGCCTGACTATCTCTTGTCGTACTCGCCATTCTCTAGTAACGACTCCCATCTCGTTAATTATCTTAAAGATGTTCCTTATATTCTATTAGATCAGGGTGGGAAACATCCACATCCGGTGAACGTAGTTAACGCAGTATGTCCATGTGCTGGGTTGAGTTCTCTGTCACCTAGTGCAAACTCAGAAGCTTCAGCAAACGACTGGATGACGACCACCGCGAAGTACGTATTGGAAGAGATGAAGCCAGAAGTATTCTGGGGAGAGAACGCGCCTCGATTTGCTGGTGAGATGGGTAAACCTGTAGTAGCTAAACTACATGCTATAGCTCAAGAGAATGGTTACACGATGTCTGTGTATAGGACTAAGTCACTACTACACGGGCTGTCGCAGGTGCGGGAGCGTAGTTTCTACTTCTTTTGGCGCGGTGATCAAGTACCAGTGTTCGAATACTTCGACAAACCACGACAGCCGATCGAAAAATTATTCGCTACTATAGATAATAACTCAACTCAACAAGATCTGGTTAATGCAAAGGTTCCTAGTCGGGACGATCCATATTATCGTTATGTGCTTGAAGTGATACACGGTGGAATAAGCCATCGTGAATTCTTTGACAAGATAGAAAAGTCCTGCGACACTATGGGTTATCTAGAGTCTAATGGGCACAACTATAGGATGGTAAAGAAGTTCTTTGAGAAAGAAGGCTACGAGAACTTAGCCGCTAAGATGGATAATATCCAAGATAAACTAGACGCTGGTGGTAACATCATGCGTCGTACTTCGTATATTCCAAAGGACTATATCGGTGCTTTCGTCGGTCATCTCCCAACTCTCATGACCCATCCACAAGAGGACAGATACTTAAGTTATAGAGAGTGTATGACTATCATGGGTCTACCACAAGACTTTCAGATGTTGAACCCAAGTAGGAATCTAAATCATGTATGTCAAAATGTTCCAGTTGGTACAGCTACAGACATGGCCAATGAGATCAAAGCCGTCTTAGATGGTAAGCGAGAAATGAAGCGTAGTACCCTACTGTATCAATTCAACCATCAGAAGAAGTACGAGATACGAGATCCTGAGCCAGTAAGTAGTCTAGAATCCTTCATCTGATCGCCCTTCGGGGCGATTTTTAATTTATAAATATATTCATCTATTATGCATAAATGGATATATTTTACATGGCATTATCATCAGAAGATTATAAGAAACTGGGAGATTGGCTGAACGCCGTTCTTCTTAGATACAATTATCAGGTTGCTCCACTAGCTGCATCTGGAAAACCTGGTAAAAATATACGCACTATGCGTGAATATAGACTTCAACTGATAAACAAGACGAATGATACATCTGACCAAGCCATACAAGCATTAAGTGTTATTCTGAATAATGCTTCTCAAGATATAAAGAACATAAAATATAATCAAATATCTCCAAATAGTTCTAAATTTCCTAGCTATACCTTTGATTTTTCTGGTCAAAGTATAGATTTAGTCATAGGTAGAGGAGCTAATAGAGGTGAAAACTTTGAAACACAGACGGTAGCAAATCTCGCCACAGCTTTTAAAAGAAACAGTAATAAAGATGCTGAATTTATTAAATTAATCAATCAACTAAATGCAGTAAACACAGATTTTGCTTCTAGAGAAATTAAAGAAGTTAAGCAAAGAACCGGTTCGACTAAAAAAGAAGGCGTACCAATTGAAAAACTTGGTGCAATCATTGGCGATATTGTATTAACTGATACTACAAACTATCAGTGGTTTATATCTTTGAAAGATGTGAATGGAGAAACTTTTAGTTCTTATTCTGGAGCAGCATCACTGTTCAATGCTGCTGGAGATCTACAAGAGAATTCAGCTGGAGCCGAGTTTTTAAATGCCTTTGGTGTAGACCTTAATCAAGTACAAGCAGGATTTGATCTAAGAAACAATAAGAGTACGCCAAGACGTGCTCTTCCAGTTAAACGTGCAAATCCCTCCCAAATAAAAGCTATATTTGAGAGAGCATGGGGCATGAATTATTTTTATGTACGAAAACTCCCTATCGGTTGGAAAGTTTTTTGGATCGACAGAAATTATCTCAACAAGTTAACTTCTAATATTAGAGTTACAGAGATAAAATATCCTAATAAAACTTCTAAACAGATAACCATAAAATGTCAGAATGCTGAGCAAAGTTATATAATTGAATTAAGAAATTCTAAAGCTGGCGAATATCCAAACGATACTAAATTTAAAGTCAAATAATATGTTAAAACTAAAAGAATTCTTAACTGAAGAAAAAAATGTGCACATGGAGCACATTGAAGACCTCGTATTCAACGAAGGTGTAGAAGGTACTCGTAAAGCCATTAACTTCTTACGAGACCTGCGCGATATGTTGGCAGGTCATAGTACAGATAAGCTAGCCACTACTGTAAAGTGGGATGGAGCTCCAGCTATATTCGCAGGTGTGGACCCTCGAGACGATAAGTTCTTTGTTGCTAAGAAGGGTATCTTTAATAAAGATCCAAAGGTATATAAGACTGAAGCCGACATCAACGCTGATCTCACGGGTGATCTAGCAGCAAAATTTAAAGTAGCGCTACAACAATTATCAAATCTAGGAATCACTTCAGGGGTGTATCAAGGTGACCTGATGTTCACCAACGACAAGAAGATCGAGACTATAGATGGTAAGAAGTATGTGACTTTTCATCCTAACACCATTGTCTACGCAGTACCATATGACTCTGAACTAGGGCGAAGAATACGTGGATGCAAGATTGGAGTGGTATGGCACACCACCTATACCGGTGATTCGTTTGAGAATATGAGGGCTACATTTGGCGAACCAATAGCCAGCAAGTTTAAGAAACTACCATACGTATGGGTAGACGACGCCACCTATAAAGATTATTCTGGATCAGCTACTTTTACTGCAGCAGAAACGAACGAAGTAACTCAAGTTCTATCAAGAGTTGGTAGTTTATTTAATTCTGTCGCAGCTAGAACTCTAAACGCTATCAGCGAAGACGAAGATCTACTAACAGCTGTAAAGACTTTTAATAATTCCAAGATACGCAAAGGTGAGACTATCACCAACACACGTAAACACGTTAAAGAATTATTCGACTATATCCATGATAAGTATCAGGCAGATGTAGACAGCAAGAAGACTCCTGCTGGGAAACAGAAAGCAGAACAACGCAAGACAAAGGTGATGCAGTTCTTTGCACATCACGACATGAACCAGATAGTGTCCATATTCGATATAGTATTACTACTCACTCAGGCAAAACAGCTCATCATCAATAAGATGAATAGTGTAAGTAACATATCAACCTTTATACGTACAGCGAATGGATTCAGGATTACTGGTGTCGAGGGATACGTTGCTATAGACAAATTAAATGGTGGAGCAGTTAAGATAGTAGATCGTATGGAATTTTCTAAGTCTAACTTCTCGGCAGACGTTATAAAGGGATGGCAGAGATGATACGCTTTAAAGAGTATATCGCTGAATCACAGCCAGGAGTAATTTCAGCTAAAGATGCTCAGGCTAAGTTGTCTAAGCGCAGGTGGAAGACTATAACAACACATAAGTGGTTTGCAGATTACATGCATACTGCACAAACTGTAAACATCCCTATAGGATTTAAGATTGGCGGTAACTCAGCTTTTGACGAAGTATACGTAGCTCATGGCCCTATGGGCAACGACAAGTTACGAAGAATGTTGAGGTTTGTTTTTCTCAAAGATAAACTTATCAATATAGACTATTATCAGAACTGGCACGACGAATTAATTGGTGGTCATATTAAGTGGAAACATATTAAGTCACTAAAAGCGGTAAAAGAAGAGAATACTCAGGGTGACATAGGCACAGATAAACTTACTAAAACTCGTAAGAAGATGACTCCATATGAACCAATGAAGACTCCTGACATGTTTCCAGGCTGGATTGAAGACGAGAATGTAAAAAAAGATAAATAATAGAACCAACTAAATTGATGGATAAAATGAAAAGATATCGTCAGCTCGTTAAAGAGCTACCTTCTAAGAAAATAGTGTTTGCCTTTGGTAGGTTTCAACCACCTACAACGGGCCACGAGCTATTGGTCAACGCCGTCAAGAGAATAGCTGCCGCTCAGAAGGCAGACCACGTTATCTATGCTTCTCGTACTCACGACAAGAAGTCAAATCCTCTTCCAGTAGACAGAAAGGTCTATTATCTCAAGAGGATGTTCCCAAATACTAATTTTGCAGCAGCTAGCGACGAGATTCGTACGTTTCTAGAGGCCGCTGCGACTCTGTCCAATACATACAAGAATGTGGTCATGATCGCTGGATCAGACAGAGTTCCCGAATATAAACGACTGTTAGATAGATATAATGGTGATCTATTTAAATTCGACACGATAGAAGTTGTATCAGCTGGAGAACGTGATCCAGACTCAGACAGCGCTACAGGTATGTCTGGCACAAAGATGCGAGAAGCTGCCAAGAAAGGCGACTTCCAGTCCTTTAAGAAAGGTCTACCTCATACTCTAACGGAACTGGACGGAAAGCGTCTGATGAACGAGGTCCGTGCTGGTATGGGTATGGCGGCTATAAAAGAAGAGATTAAGTTTGCGGTCAATACGATTCGCGAACAGTATCACGCAGGAAAGATTTTTAATGTAGGTGATAGAGTTACTGATGGTGAAATTGTTTATGAGATCTTAGATCGTGGAGCAAATTATGTAACGGTAGTGAACGAATCTGGAGATACTAGTAAGAAGTGGCTTGACTCAGTTCAGCCAATCAACGTTCATCTCGACGAAGATATTCCAGCAGGTCCTACCCCATCTGAGATTACGTATAAAGGTTATACCACTAAGAACCTACATCATTCTGAAGACGCTCGAAAAGCTTTTGCGATGACTATTCAGAGAGCTTCTGAGGGTAAGGTGACAGATCCAATGGGTGTGTTAAATGCTTTAAAAGCAACAGATACATACATGGGTTTAAATGACAGACACCTTACAGGCGAAGAAGTAACAGAAGAAGAGAAAAAGGCTTGGATAGAAGCGCATTATAAAGCTAGAGAATCTCTTAATAGAATTGGCGAGTTCATGCATCACATGGACTATTGGCACATGCACGAACATGAGCTACAAGACGTAATGAGCACATACGGACAAGAAGGTCCTGAAGAAGATACTTTTGGAGAAGCTGTGGAACAACTAAAAGAAATGAAATTCAGCCCAGCTGATAAGATAAAAGTTGCGCGCATCATAGCGTCTACTTTAGGCGACGACAAAGCCGACGAGAAGAGTGGACCAGAGAATATGGTCAATATGGCTTTGCGTAAAGTTAAAAATAAACCCATGACCAAAGACGCATGGAAGATACTTGGCAATATGCTAGATATAGCTCGTGAAGCTGGAATTAAGTACGACGAAAAAATTATTGGTGGTAAAGTGGCTATGGCTGAAGCTGAGACTAAAGGAAAAGGAATTGCGATTCCAGCTAAAGATGAGAGCGACGACGAAGAAACAACCATACAGATCGTCGCAGCACCAGGTCACACTCTAGCAAAAGGCGAAGCAGATCAAGTTAGAAAAATGAAGATCAAGCATCATCTAGGTGAAGAAAAAGAAGACGACGAAGATGAAGACATGGGTGAAGACGATGTCGATGATATGTTGAAGGGATTCCAAGACGACGACGCGTTTGAAGCATACGAAGATGATGAGTTCCATTTAGAAGATGAAGACACCGGTGAAAAGCTTGAAGAACTTCAGAAAGAAGAAGTTATCAATGAAGTGCTGTCACGACTAGAAAGAATTAAAGCAAAAGCTAGATTCAAGCGCACCGAAGCTAAGCGCGAGCGCAGAGTAAAGATCGCACTTAAGATGAGATCTTCAAATAAGACTTTAAACAATAGAGCTCGTAAACTCGCTATTACACTCATGAAGAAACGTATAGGCAAGAAAGATCCAAGTAAGATGAGTGTAGCTGAGAAAGAAAGAGTCGAAAGAATGGTTCATCGCCGCAAGACTGCGATCAATCGTATCGCTATGAAATTAGTGCCTAGACTTCGTAAGATAGAGAATAATAGACTAACTGGTAAACATACTAAGTCATCACCTTCTGCTGGAGTAGTGGCATGATTACATTCAAAGAATTTATAACAGAGGCTACTTATAAAGGTAGAGAAGTAGCATTAAATAAGCCTATGGCTGGTGATGTTAAGAAGTCTAAGGTATATGTAGATCCTGATGGAGATGGAAAAGCTAAGAAAGTAGAGTTTGGTGATCCAAACATGACTATTAAGAAGCATATTCCAGCTCGTCGTAAGAGTTTCAGAGCTCGTCACAATTGTGATAACCCTGGTCCTAAAGATAAAGCTCGTTATTGGTCTTGTAAAGCTTGGTAAAATAATAATAAAAAGAGGATAATATGGAAGAACTTAATAAATCTATGCGAGAATGTCTTGCGAATACTTTTGTGATGTATTTCAAAGCGCACTCATTTCATTGGAATGTGGAAGGTATAAACTTCCCAAGCTATCATGAATTTTTTGGAAATCTATACAACGAACTTCATGACGCCATCGATCCAATTGCAGAAGAGATTAGAGCTTTAGACTATTATGCACCTGCAGGATTAAACGAACTCTATGCTTCTGCTAAGATAGCAGATAGTAATATAAAGGGTGACTCTGTTAAGGAGATGTTGGGAGCACTACTCGCCGATAACGAACAAGTTCTATCTTGCTTGAACGAATCTTTTAAACTAGCAGACGCTGCCGATCTACAGGGTTTAGCTGACTTTATTGCAGGTCGCATCGATGTGCACAAGAAACACGGATGGATGCTTAGAGCATCTATGAGAGGAGCATAATGGAACAGATTCAAGAAAAAGGAAATGGTCTCTGGGCCAATATTCATGCCAAACGCGAGAGAATCAAGCGTGGTTCTGGCGAACGCATGAGAAAACCAGGCGAGAAAGGTGCTCCTACTGCTGCCGATTTCAAAGCCTCGCAGAAGAATGAAGAGACTGAAGTAAAAGATTCAGACGACTATAAGTTGTCTAAAAATGGAAAAAAAGTAAAAGCGCAAAAAATCGTCTTTAAACACGGCGAGGACGACGGCAAAAAAGGAGTTACTGAACAAATGAAAAAAACATTCGACCAGTTCGTACAAGATCATATCGTCGAACTTACTGAAGAAGAAATCGAAGATGCACTCACTTGTGATCTCATGGAAGTGCTGAAGAAGAGTGATCCTGCTGGAAAATGGATCAGTGACTTCGTAAAATCGGATAACCCAAAGTTTGCCGGTAAGTCTAAAGAGAAACGCAAGCAAATGGCACTAGCCGCTTATTACGCTAAGCAGCGTAACGAAGAAGCAGAAATTGAAGAAGGTAACAATACTCAAAAGAAATTTACTGTTGTCCACTATAGTCCAAAAACAGATAGAAACGTTACTAAAAAAATTAAAGCTAATTCAGAGTCTGAAGTATGGGATAGGCTGAAAGCAAAAGGCATTAATCCTGTCAGCGTAAAAGAAGATCATGTTGCGGAAGGTTATGGAGTAGGTTGGATGCTTCGTGCCGATCCTAAACTTGGAGCCAAAGTTAAAGCAAAAATAGATGCTGCTAAGCTTCGTCAGAAGTATATGGGTAAGACTTCCGATGAAATCGAAAAGATGAGAAAAGAAAAAGCTAAGCAAACCAACGAGGCTCTTCGATTAAGTCCAGAAGCTGGTAAGAAACTATCTGCTGCAGTTGCTTCAGCTGCTAAAGGTGGTAAAGTTCATTTTCAATCCACTAGCGTTGGAAAAGATGGAAAGAAAACTACGGAACACGGTTATACCGACTCAGAAGGCAACCGTGTAGTTACTAAAGTCGTCAAAGAGGAAGAACAAATGGATGAAGCTCTAAAAGGCAAGCAACACAAGATCGATAAGAACAAGAACGGAAAGGTCGATGCTCACGACTTCAAGTTGCTTCGTAAAGAAGAAACCGACGAGATCGACGAAGCACAGAGTCATCAAGCTAAGACAACGATGAAGCACATCAAGAAGCCAACTGCTGGTGAGAAGAAAGCCGCAGCAGATATTAAACCTGGTGTAGCTGGATTCCGTGATCGTATTGCTATGCTTAAGTCTGCCGAAGCACGAGGTGCTCTAAAGAAAGAAGAAACAGAACAAGTTGACGAAGCTTGGCCAGGAACAGCTGAATACAAGAAGAAGTTTCCTGACACAGAGCGTACTACAGGCCGCGGCGAGCGTCATGACATCGAGAAAACAGCTACTGGCGTTAAAGCAACTCGCAGATATTCTACAGACGACACGACTGAGAAGCCAGCAAGTGCTCCAAAGCGTGGGCGCGGTCGTCCTAAGAAAGACAAGTTCGCTGAGGCTGTCAATTTCTTAATGGCTGCCGATGAACAGCAATTTGAAGAACTTATCGCAGAAGGTTTCGACGCTTTCTTTGAAGCATACGAACGTGCTGTTACTAAATAAGTAAACACACAAATAAATTTTAAGGAGAAGTAAAAATGGCACTATGGGGTAAAACAGATGCTAACGGCAGCAAGCCAAAGTACTTAAGTACTGCTGACGCTGCAAAAGCAGTATTCGTTTCCGTAGAAGAAGCTCTACTAGGTACGAATAAATCTAAGGGTATCACCGGCGCAGGTTGGTGGTTAGTTAACGAATACACTGATAATTCTGGTGCAACTCGCTACAAGAGTGAGTGCTTAGTTGCAATGTCGGTCGCTAATGCTACTTCAGGCGACGCAGCCGATGACGCTACTGTTGCCGACGTTGAGATCACTATTACTGTTGGTACTCAACCAAGTAATCAGACTGCAGCAGACGGTGAAGCAACATTTACAGTCGTTGCTTCTGTTAACAGTGGTTCGGTAACTTATCAATGGCAGAAGAAAGAATCTGGTGCTACACGTTGGAGCAACATCACTGGTGCGACAACAGATACACTAGCTCTTACTGGTCTAACTAACGCTGCAGACAACGGTGATCAATATCGTGTTGTTCTTGGATCTAACTCCGGAGCTAAGAAAGTTAATTCTGACGCAGCTACATTAACAGTGGCAGCTTAAACGGAGATTAAATCCGATTCTTCGTTATGAAGTTAAATGATGATAATTTTATCCTGTATGCTATGCACCACTACGATAACCCGCAGTGTCATAGTGTACAGGAGTTTGATGAAGATCTAAAGCGATTCTTATATCTAAAGAAATTATTTTCTCGGTATAAGACTAATGGCGAGTTAAGAGAGCGACTGATATTAAATCATGTGATCGTATTATATAATCTATTTGGAGACGCAGCTACAGAGATGTTGTTTCACAAGATAGATGAAGAACACTGGCCAGCTCTCGCAACATTTTTGATCTATATCAATAGGATTCCTGAAGATAAGATGGGAAATTTTAGTATAGACAACAATATAGCTTCTGTTCTAAGGAAACTCTAATGTCTCGTATGATAGACAATCTCATGGCATTTCGTGTCTTGTATATGTTAGTTACTCCATTTGAGTCTACTGACGCTTACAAGTTGGGTATAATCAATAAAGATGGTACTGCGCTAAAAAAGACTCGAGATCTAAAGACTACAGAAGAAAAAGAAGCTTATACTAATCTTCATAAACTAGTCTTTAGTTTAAAGAGATTATTGGAAAAAGTACCTGGTGGTAAGAGTAGGTTTGGTTCATTAGTGGCGGCCTATTGGCTGATTAAAGAGTCATACTCATCTAAGATGTCGGTCACTGAAGCTGATTTTGTAAAAATTCTATCTGAGATCGAACGCGGAGTAGTCTTTGTAGAAGAAGAACTCGAGATTGAAAGATTCCTAAATATGATCGAAGAAGAAGGTGGAATAGCTAATGTAGCTGGCGCTGCTACGGCTACAGATAAAGAAGCAGTTCGACTAAAGAATAAGAAACCTGTTTCAGGCATAGTTGGTGGAAGTAACTACATGATGCGCCGTAAGAAACCAATTCAAGTGGGGCAATAATGAAGACATTCAAAGAGTTAGTAGAAAAAATTGGAGTTGTTCCTGAGTACGACGATCCTATATCTAGAATGCGTAAGAAAGAGAACGAAGAAAAGCGCAAGAAAAATGTGGCGGAAGAAGTCGAACAGATCGACGAGATCTCTCAAAAGCTAAAGCAGTCTTATCTAGATAAGTCTAAAGAAGAAGTTAAACAGCTTAAGAAACATATGAAAGGCGAGTATGGCGGTATCGTCAAAAGAATGATTGCTCGTCGTAATAAAGGTATTGCAATGGCAAGTAAATAAGTATGTGGATACTCAATTTTTTACCTTACTGGATATTTTATGCGATACTTGGAATTGGTGTAGTAGGACTTGCAATAACGTACCTACTGCGCTTTATTCCTATTCCAGCTATTTACATGTACAAGACACCAATACAATTGGTGTCTATATTGTTTATAGTTTATGGTGTATACATGGCTGGGTCTATCGCCAATAACGAAGCTTGGGAAGCTAAAGTTAAAGAAGTTGAAGCTCAATTAGCTGAAGCTCAAGCTAGAGGTGCCGAAGAAACAGTAAAGATAGTTGAAAAAGTCGTAGTACAAAAACAAGTTATAAAAGAAAGAGGTCAAGATATAATTAAATATGTTGACCGAGAAATTGTGAAGTACGATAATAAGTGCGAAATACCTCCACCATTTGTCGATGCCCACAATAAAGCAGCAGAGAAAATACAATGAGATATATAGTATTACTGTTGTGCTTAGGTCTTACTGGATGTTTTCAAACTACAGTTCCAGTTAAGGCAAAATTTCCTGAAGCACCTGGGATGTTGTTAGAACCTTGCGTTGAATTGAAGAGATTAGAAAAAGATCCAAAACTTAGTGATGTCGCAAAAACGGTTACTGAAAATTATACTATCTATCACGATTGCGCATTAAAAAATCGTGCATGGGGTGAATGGTATAAAGCGCAGAAGAAAATTTTTGAGGACGTAAAGTAATGGAATTAACTCTAGATCAATTAAAACAATTATTACCAAAGAATCCATATGTGGATCATTGGCATAAAGCATTGTCGCAACTTCTTCCAGACTACGAGATCAATACAACTCGTAGAATCGCTGCGTTTATAGCACAGTGCTCGCATGAGTCTGCTAATTTCACAGCACTTAAAGAAAATCTAAACTATCGCTGGCAGACACTTAGAAAACTATTTCCTAAGTACTTCCCTACCGATGAGCTAGCTCAACAGTATGCTTCGCTTCCAAATAAGCAGGAAGCCATTGCAAATAGAATTTATGGTGGACGTATGGGCAACGGCCCTGAGGAAACCGGTGACGGATTTAGATTCTGCGGCCGCGGTTTAATTCAATTAACCGGTAAGCAGAACTACACTTGGTTTGCCGCATCACTTGGTATCACAGTAGAGGAAGCTTCAGAGTATCTTCAAACATTTGAAGGTGCTGCACAGTCGGCGTGCTGGTTCTGGGAAACCAACAAACTAAATCAGTGGGCTGATGCTGGTGATATGGTAACATTGACTAAGAGAATTAATGGTGGAACTATTGGATTAGATGATCGAATCAAACACTACGAACACGCACTACACGTTCTAGGAGATTGATATGAACGACATCAAACTAGCAAAATGGTTGCTAGTACTAATAGCTCTTCCTCTAGGATTAGCAGTATTTGGCGGTGATAGATATAGATATCCTTGCCAAGATCCTGCTAATTGGGATAAACAGTTCTGCAAGTTACCTGAGTGCGATGTAAATCGTACTTGTCCAGAACATATATTCAAAGGCCAACGTGACCCTCGTCAAGGTCCTCCAAGAGACGGCATAAATGCTTCTCTACCAGCTCAAGGAGTTAACTGTGGAAAATAATAGCTTTCTATACACCGAAGACCAGTTGATGGCGCGCCTGCGCTTCTTTATTGGTGTTTGTCTTGCTCTAACACTTACCGGTATCGTATTCGTTGTTCTATACTCGATTATATTCGTTACACAGCCTCTCAATGCGATATCGCCAATTGACCAGAAATTCTTTGAGTTGATTATTCCTATCGCTACTTTCCTTACAGGTACACTGTCAGGTATTATGTTAGCAGGCAATGATAAGGAAGCTCAGAAGGAAGCACTGAAAGCTGCCAACAAAGGATGGGATAAGCCTCCAACGCCTGTAGCTCCACCTCCCGCGCCTGTGACTTCAATGATGGGTTATGGAGCTATGATGCCTGGAAGAATGGAACCAACACTTGGTGCTATGCCTCAGGCAGTCGTTACAGGATATGGTGGTAAATTAGCTCCACCTCCAGCACCACAACCAGAGATCTAATATGCCACCACTAGTAAGCATATTTCAGTCCAACGTAAACGACGATGGACTCAGTAGTAAGAGAGTCGTAACTTTCTTAGCATTCTTGTTTTGTTCAGTTGCTTTCTTTGCTAACTTATTCTTCGGTTTTAAAGTAGACACTCATATCTTTGATGGTATGATGTATATAGCGATCGCGGGATTAGGAGTAACAGCTTCTGAAAAATTCGCACCCAAGACTCCTCCACCATTATTAAAATAAAGGAATCAACATGAAATTAATCATTACAGCTGCCATCATTGGTCTAATCCCAATTCTCAGCTATCACGGTATTTCTTTTGCAGCAGAGACACAAAAAGTCTGTGTTGATAAAATTACTAACGATGGTAAGAAGGTTCTTGATAAACAGGGTAAGCCTGTTCAAGAGTGTAAAGAAATGAAAGTCCATAAGAAGCTCGAAGGAACTAAGGTTCCGGAGAAAAGCGATAAGAAATAATCATGGACACATCTGAAAGAATAGCAAAAATGGAAGCACAGGTGGAATCCTTGAAAGAAGACGTTTCAGAATTAAAAGACGATGTGAAAGAACTTCACTCTAGAATCACGACTGGTAATCGCGAAATTCTTGAAAAGATCGATTCAATGGAAAGTAAACTCGATTATCGAATGCGTGAAAGTTCTGAAAGTGCTACTCTTCAACACAACAGAATGCAGAGTGAACTTAGACACGACATTCAAGCAGTGAGCGATCGCGTAACAGTTCTAGAACGCTGGAGATTCATGATCGCTGGTGGTGCCATTGCTTTGGGATACCTTATAAGTCATTTAGAAGTTTTTAGTAAAATTTTTAGCTTTAAATAATGTACTAAACTCTCCAGATGATATATAATGGTACCACGTTATATTATGGAGAGTTAAGTGCAAGTCAAATTAGTTTCATATTCAAAACCTTCTAGAGATCTAGTCAATGAAGGATTGTACGACGTCCAGGAACTTATAGCATACTGCGCGCGTGTTTCAAATCCTTCTAACCAATTTAACACTGAGACTTCTGAGAAGTTAATTAATTATCTAGTTAAACATCAACATTGGTCTCCACTAGAGATGGTCTCTGCCTGTTTAGAGATCGTAACTACTAGAGACATCGCCCGGCAGATTCTACGCCATCGTTCTTTTTCTTTTCAAGAATTCTCTCAACGGTATGCTGATCCCACTGCTGAGTTGAGCGAAGCTTTTGTTACTCGTGAAGCAAGATTTCAAGACACTAAGAATCGTCAGAATTCTATTGAGATAGACTACAATGACGAAGCTCAGCGTATGCTTGCAATCGAATGGGAACGAGCTCAGAAGCGAGTGTTGTTCGCCGTTGAGAGAGAATACAAGTGGGCTATAGCGAATGGTATTGCTAAGGAACAAGCCCGTGCAGTGCTACCTGAAGGACTTACTGTTTCACGCATGTATATGAATGGAACTCTTCGTAGTTGGATTCACTTTATTCAACTGCGTTCTGGTAATGGTACTCAAAAAGAACATCGTCTGATAGCACTAGAATGTGCTAAGGTTATAGCAGAGATCTTTCCTCTCGCTGAGCAATATATAACAGATTAATAAGGAATACACGTATGGAAGATGTCGTACACGGCGTCAGGGTAGACTATACACGCGATAATCTATTCGACGAGCTTGGAAAGATTAGGTTAAAAGAATCATATATGCGCGAGGATGAAGTCAGTCCTCAGGAAAGGTTTGCGTATGTATCGTCTAAGTTTGGTAGTAATCCTGAGCATGCTCAGCGCCTGTACGAATATTCGTCTAAGCACTGGCTGTCTTACTCAACACCCATTCTATCCTTCGGTAGAAGCAAGAGGGGTCTGCCTATCAGCTGCTTTTTAAATTATATTGAAGACACCGCGGAGGGTCTAGTTGATAATCTTAGTGAAACTAATTGGCTTTCTATGCTTGGTGGTGGCGTGGGTATCGGTTTTGGTATACGTTCGGCGGATGAGAAGAGCACGGGAATCATGCCGCACCTCAAGATCTATGATGCGTCGAGTCTGGCCTATCGTCAAGGGCGTACTCGCCGTGGAAGTTACGCTGCTTACCTCGATATTAGTCATCCTGATGTTATTCCATTCCTAGAGATGCGCAAGCCTACGGGCGATCAGAACATGCGTACTCTAAACATGCATCATGGTATCAATATCCCCGATGCATTCATGGAGATCATCGAACGCTGTATGGTAGATCCTAGTGCTAGCGACGATTGGCAGTTGATCGATCCTGCTAGTAAAGAAGTACGAGAGACAGTCTCGGCTAAAGAACTATGGATGAAGATCCTCGACCTACGTATGCAAACGGGTGAGCCGTACCTGCATTTTATCGACGAATCTAATCGTCAGATGCCAAAGTGGCTTAAAGACAAAGGGTTAAAGATTCATCAGTCTAATCTATGTTCTGAGATCGTTCTTCCCACTGATGAGAAGAGAACAGCCGTATGTTGTCTATCATCACTGAACTTGGAGTATTATGATGATTGGAAAGATAACAAACTTTTTCTTAGGGACGTGGCTGAAATGCTCGATAATGTTCTTGACTACTTCATTACTAATGCTCCTAACAGCATATCGCGAGCAAGATATTCAGCTAAGCGTGAACGGTCTATTGGTATTGGTGCTCTCGGTTTTCATGCTCTACTCCAAAAGAAAAATATTGCATGGGAATCCGTGGTAGCAAAATCGATCAACAACAAGATTTTTAAGCACATAAGAAATGAACTTGATAAAGCGAATCAAACTCTTGGAATGGAGAGAGGTGAGGCTCCTGACGCTAAAGGGACTGGCAATCGTTTTAGCCATCTTATGGCAATTGCTCCCAATGCTTCATCTTCCATTCTTATGGGCAATACCTCTCCTAGTGTTGAACCTTATCGGGCTAACGCTTATCGCCAGGATACTCTTTCGGGCGCTCACCTGAATAAGAATCGATTCCTTGATAACATCATTAGAGAAAAGTGCGGCACCGACATTACTGCTACGTTAAATTACGACGAGATCTGGCGCAGTATCATCGCCAATGATGGATCAGTTCAGCATCTAGACTGGATGGATGAGCACACAAAAGAAGTGTTTAAGACTTCTATGGAGATCGACATGCGTTGGGTTATCGAACATGCAGCTGACCGACAACAGTATATCGATCAGGCGCAGTCGATCAACTTGTTCTTCCGTCCGGACTCGCATATTAAATATATTCACGCCGTTCATTTTCTGGCGTGGAAAAAGAAACTCAAGACACTCTACTACTGCCGCTCAGAAAAGATCGGTAAAGCCGACAAAGTACATAAGAGACTTGAACGAGAGATTATTAAAGAAATCGACATGGCAGCTGTAGCTCAAGGGAACGACTGTATCGCATGCGAGGGGTAATGGAGCAAGAAACTTCTAAGCAAGAATCACATAGACCATATGTGTGGTGGATTATGAGAATTGTAGAAATGATTACTTGTGCACATATTATTGCAGGCGTATGGAGACATTGGTAAATGGATGCACACGACTTATATCACAAGATCGCTGATCTCTGGTCTCAGCATGTTAACAAACACAGCGGAATAGTCAATCAGCCCGATAGCACTATCAGAGTCTGCGTTTGGACAGATCAAGGATATTGCGAAGTTAAAGATGTTAAATTTAATAATGATTTAAAGATTATAGAATTGGAGCTTGACGAATGAAAGAAGTATTGAAATTTTATGCGGACTGGTGTGGTCCATGCAAGATGTTGTCGAAAACTCTTGAGAATTTGAAGGACAACGACATTCCTATTCGCGAAGTAGATATTGATGAACAAACTGATCTAGCGGTACAATATAATGTACGCAGCGTCCCAACTATGGTATTATTAGAGAATGGCAGCGAGGTCAAGCGAGTCGTAGGTTCAATGTCGCTTGAAAAAATAAAAGAATTCTTAAGATAAGGAAATACAATGGCTCATCTCGTTGCTAATCTACCTCCATTACACTGTTACGTTAGAAAAGAATTTCTATATGATTTTCAAAAAGGATTTGGAGAGTACGAGCCATGTATATGGGTCAGTATCAAATCTATAAGAGGGCAGGCTTTCCGTATTGAGTCATATCTTCCTAACTATGGAGCACTTTACGACAAGCTGCCGCTCAACGCGTATGTGTCGCGTAACACCGAATTAGTTAAAGAAGATTTCTTACCTTTAGATGTTCTTCAGATATGGGATTGTTTCAGTCACGACATAACTGTAATAAAGAAGTCGTTCTTATCAAATCTAACTGCTAAATTCTTTGGTAAAGATAAACACTGGTATCAGGGTTCATATATGTTCACTGCCGATAATTCTTGTCCTGATACTAATGTGTTAGACACCACGTACGCAGAGTGGCCCGAAGATCACAAGTCGTTTAATTTTATTATGTTGGACAACGGCCAGTTCGCAGCACAACCTAACAACAGAACTATATTTTTAGACGCAGCTTCTAATCCACCAACATTAAGTATGCCCGATTTTAAAGTATGTACGAAACTATATCGAGTCGAGACTAATCCTAAGTGGGCACTAGGCAATACAACTACTGTCATGTACGACAAGTAATTTAGAGGAATTCATGGTTAAGAATAAGTTAAATCTAACGGACGAAAGAAATACATTTAAACCATTCAACTATCCTTGGGCATATGAGGCATGGTTGAAACACGAGCAGAGTCATTGGCTTCATACAGAAGTGCCTATGGCCGAGGACGTCAAGGACTGGAAGAAGAAACTAACAGATGAAGAAAAACAATTCCTTACTCACATCTTTCGTTTTTTTACTCAAGGAGATATTGACGTTGCTGGTGGCTATGTCAATAATTACCTACCTTATTTCCCGCAACCGGAAATCAGAATGATGTTGCTGGGCTTCGCAGCCCGCGAAGCTCTTCATATCGCAGCGTATTCTCATCTTATTGAGACACTAGGACTGCCTGAGACTACATATAATCAGTTCCTAGAGTACCAAGAGATGCGCGAGAAGCACGACTACGTCATGGAGATCTCTAGTAAGAATGGTACTAAGGAGTCCACTGCTACTCATATCGCAGTATTCTCTGCCTTCACCGAAGGTATGCAGCTGTTTAGTTCATTCATCAT